AACTCGTTCTATTGCGGAGTTAAGAGAGCTGTTTGCCGGCAATGGCATGATTGCCTATGTAGCAAAGGAGCGTGTGGACGGTAAGCTGGTACTTGGCGAAGCCGTGCAGATTATGCAGCTAAAAAGTGGTGAATAGGAGTGGTTTAAATGACTAAGCAGCTTGTAAGCCTAGAAGAAGTAAAGCTGTATTTAAGAATAGATGGAAATGAAGAGGACGAGCTAATAACTAGCCTTATTGTTTTAGCTCAAGGATATGCTTCGGATGTTTTAAAGTATGAACTTACTGAAGAACTTCTCATGTCACCTGTTAAACAAGCACTACTTATTTTATGTGAGCATTTTTATGAGGAACGCTCTGGTGCAGAAATTCCTTCTGTGGTTTACACTCTGCTTAGGCCATATAGGAAGGTAGGGTGGTAATGTATGAATCCTGGACATTTAAACAGCAGAATTACATTACTTCACCTAACTCCTGTTACTGACGAGTCTGGTGGCTATGAAGAGGTATATGAACCTTATGCTACTATTTGGGGAAAGGTATTAAACAAGACAGTTAGTAAAGCTTTAGAGGCAGAAGAAGTTTTAAGTATTGCTGATTATGAAATAACCATACGTTTTAGGCGAGATACGCTTTTTACAGACAGAGTAAAGTTGGGTAGTCGTGAATTTATCCAACTTGCTCCGGCTGTGGATGTGTTGGAAAAGCATAAATACCTAAAGCTTTTAGTTCGTGAGATTGAAGGTGATACTAGTGAGCGTAGCTGAGATAACAGTGCAGGGTTTAACTAAGACATTAAATCTCATACAAATTATGAAACTTAAAGCAGCGGATACAACCATGAAAATCTGTCAAGATGGAGCCAAGAGAATAAGAAAAAGAGCAAGGCAGTTAGCACCTAAGAAAACCGGTAAACTTATGGTAAGCATTAAGATGAAAAAGTGTCGAACTAAGGATGGGTACTATGTAAAGGCTTATTCGTATATTGCTCATTTTCAAGAGTATGGTACTAGGCGGGGTATTAAGCCTAAACGCTTTATGCATAAGGCTAAAAAAGAAATAATTCCTGAAGTGCAAAAAAAACTTATTAATGCCATAGGTAAGGTGGTGGATAAAGATTGAAACTAGACATAATCAATAAAACGCTTTATTCAAAGCTTAATGAATGCACTTTGGCCAAAGCCTTTGACAGCGTACTTCCTAATAGGAAAAGACCTTATATAGCCCTATCTGACACAACAAGCCTTCCTTGGGACAGTAAAACGACTAAAGGGTATGAAGTAACAGCTACTATTCTTATCTACTCAGATTATAAGGGGGATAAGGAAATAAACCTTATTGCTGGGGAAATAGAGCTGCTGTTTAGGCAGAAGCTAGAACTTGGCAGTGGGCTTCGGGTAATTCGCCAAAGTACAGAAGCGGTAGCAATTGAGCGTCTTGGGGAATACCGGGAAGGCACAATAGATATTAAATTAATAATTTTTGAGGAGGAATGAATATGAGTGGAACACCAGTGGATGGCGTGGATTTTTTGATTTCTGTAAATACGGGCACGGAGGATACTCCCGTATATAAAGTTTTGGGAGGCCAGCGCAGTGCTACCTTTAAAAGGCAGGCAGATGAAATAGACGCCTCCAGTAAGACTAGCGATGGATGGAAGGATACCATTCCGGGGCTAAGAAGCTGGGGCATTGACGCGGATGCCTTGGTTTTAGAAGGTGACGATGCTTATAGCAAGTTAGACGAGTGCTATATGAACAGAAAAGCGGTACAGGTGAAATATGCTAGAAAAGATGGTTCTTATTGGACAGGTATGGCAACTATTACAGACCTTAGCGAATCCTCTCCCCATAATGACGTGGCAACCTATACTTTGACCTTGTCCGGTATTGGCAAGCCTGTTTTAACACCTGCTGAAAGAGAGGGAATTTAATGAGTACGATTTACGTAAATTTAAATGGAGCAGATAAACCACTTCGTTATGATATTAATGCCGTAACGGATATTGAGACGGTATTCGGTGGCAGGAGCCTTATTACTATGCTTTCTAATCCTTCCTATTTTGGGTTTTCCTTAATTCGTGCCATGCTTTGGGGCGGACTTAAACATAAAGAAAAAGGCTTAACCCTAGATAGGACAGGCATATTAATGCAGGAATATATGGAAAAAGGCGGTACGCTTCAAGGATTATCTCAAAAGATTAATGAAGCCTTGGTAGAAGCAGGGATTTTTACTAGGGATAAGGAAGAAAGTGAAACCGGGGGAAACTAGTAAGGTCTTGCACAGAATATGCCAAGGAAATGGAGCCTATAGCCTTAGTTGAGCTAGGGCTTCACTTTTTAGAGTTTGGCTTGCTTACAGTTAGGGAACTTAAAAATGCCCTGGAATACAAGCGAAAGGTACAAAAGCAGGAGGCTGTCCAAAGAGCTGAAATGCTAGTTATCTTGGTAAATGCTTGTGGCTGTAATCTTAAAAAGAAAATCAGTGTGCAAGACCTTTTAGGGTTTAACCCGTATGAGAAGGCAGAGTGTAAGAAAACTAAGACAGATGCAGAAGATGATTTGCATTACCTAAAACAAAGGTTGGGAGGTTAAAAGCGTGGCTGACAGTAAAACAATGACGGTATTTGTAAGAGCGGATATTAAAAACTTATCTACCAATATGGCAAAAGTGGATAGAACCTTAAAAAGTGTTCTTGGCAATAACGGCATGAAGCTATCTAAAACCTTTGCTACGGGAATGCTGGTAGCAACAGCCGCTATGGGAGCCTTTGGACTTGCATCCGTTAAAATGGCCGCGGATTTTCAAACCACGCAGAAAGCCTTTGATGTCCTCTTGGGAGATACAGATAAAGCCAAGAAGCATTTAGCTGATCTTGCTCAATTCGCTGCTCAGACACCTTTTGAGCTTAAAGGCTTAACTGAGGCAAGCAAGAAAATGCTTGCCTTCCAGTTTGATGTGCAAGATGTAATCCCTATTCTGACTGCCGTAGGTGACGCTGCCGCCATGCTTGGCAGCGGTCAAGAAGGCATTGATGGAATGCTCCTTGCCTTAGAGCAAATAAAAGCCAAAGGCAGGGCGCAGGGGCAAGAAATGCTGCAATTGGCTGAACGTGGCGTTAATGCCTACCAGTATCTGGCAGATTACCTTGAAACGGACATACCGGGAGTAATGGATCTCCTGCAAAAAGGAGCGGTAGATTCCACCACAGCTATTAATGCGGTAGTAATGGGTATGCAAAAAGACTTCAAAGGCGGCATGGATTCCTTATCCAAAGAACTAAACGGTATGCTATCCAATCTGCAAGATAGCGTGGATAGCGTAATGAGGGACATTGGTAAGGGTATTATTGAAGGCTTAAATATTAAAGAAACAGTAAAAGAAGTAACTGATGTGGTGACAGGCTTTGCCGCAGCCGTAAAAAAGTTGGGCATACGAGAAGCTTTTCTTGAAATGGTACCGCCGGAACTGATAGTGGCCATTGGTGCTTTAGGCGGGGCAATTATGGCTGTTGCGGTTCCTGCCTTAGTTGCCATGGCTGCCTCAGCTTTATCCGCCATTTTAGCTGTCGCCAGTATTTCCGCTCCGGTAGTTCTAGCTGCCGCTGTTATTGGAGGAGCATTTGCCGTAGTAATGGCTGCCGCTGATGAACTGGGCGCTTTGTGGTTTAATACCTGGGAATACATGAAATCTACGACAGCTACTATTGCCAATGCCATTTCACTCACCATGTGGCAATTTGCGAGGACGGCTCTTAAATACTTAGAGCCTATTATGAGCTTCTTCGGTTTGGATAGTACCATCAAAAATTGGAGCAGCGCAGTAAGCGAAAATATAAAAATAGCTTCGGATGAACTAAATCAGTCTGCTCTAAAGCAATCTTTTGATTCTATGGGTATGGACGCGGCATGGAACAGAACTAAAAATAGGCTTAGCGGCTCACTGGATAAAATAAAAAGCTACAATGTTTCCGATTCATTGGATACTGCCTTTAAAGGACTTAAGATAAAAGGCACTGGTGGCGATAATACTTCAGATGGTGCGAGTGGTGGTGCCTTAGGTAAGATAGCTAATAACGCTGAAAAAATAGCTAAGAACACTGATAATGGTAAGGTTGCGGTAGAACGTATGCGGGACCTTGAGGGTAAGATTGCTTTCTATGCCGCTGATGGCACAAATTGTATGCGTACCATTGGTATGGCACTGGAAGGAACTCCCTTTGAAGGCATCATAAATGTAGATATGGCCTACGCTATTGGCAAGGAAAAAGGACTGAATAGGGACACAGGTTATGAGCCAAAAGCGGGAGATATTATTCTTGTTGGCGGGTATGACAGCGGTGACAATTGGAATCCTAGAATGCACACTGCCATGGTTACTGAAACCGGTGGTGTTATCCAAAACGGTAAAAGTCATAATGGCGTATATGAATCTGAATTAACTCCGCAGCAGATGTTTGGTGATGACATTACCGGCTATATTGCGACAGGCAGTCTTTTTACTAAAACCGTAGAATCCGTTAAGGATTTAAAGGCAAAGACCTTAGAGTGGATGGAAACACTGAACAAAATTCGTGATAAGGCTAGTGACTTAGGCTTTGATTTAATGAAACGCAATGCTTTATTGGGTCTATCTGGTGTGCGTAAGGAATACCAAGAAATACGTCTTGAAGCAGATTCCTTTGTTACTGAGATGGAACGTAAGTATAGAGATATGTCCTTAGAGTTTGAGAAGTCTAGCACCTTAGAAAAAGAAGCTATGAAAAAAGCATGGGAGGAAGTAGGTATTGCCTTTGAAGAAAACCAAAAAGGAGAAGTTACCTTTGCCCAGCAAGTCGCTGCAGAAAGAGTCCTTATTGAAAAGGAAACTCAGCAAAAAATAAAAGACCTTCGCATGGAAAGCCAGATGTTTGAGGACGATATGGAGGAGACCCACAAAAATGTAGATGTTGAAGCTATGAATGAGCTGCTTCAAACTGAAACAGCAACGAATGAACTTCGTAAAGAAAATGCTAGAGCCTTTATGGATGATTACTATGACTTATGGAAACAGGCCCATACTAGCTTTCATGAGGCCTTTAGGGGAAGCCTGAAGGATATGACAGATTCCTTCCAAGATTTCTTTAGTGATGTGTTAACCGGAGCAAGTTCTATCAAAGAAAGCTTTGCTGACCTTTTAAAGTCTTTTATTTCTATGATAGCCGAGATGGTAGCGCGTTGGGCGGCAGCTAAAGTTGTTACAGGCTTGTTTGGTGGATTTAGTGGCAAGAATAATGGTAGTTTCTCCTTTAGTGGCGGTGGAAGCTTAATAAGTGCGGGAGAAGAAGTATTAATGTCCTCTCTTAATATTGGTAGTTTTGCCAGTGGTGGCGTGGCAAGTGGCTTAAGCTTAGTTGGCGAAAATGGACCAGAGCTTGTGAGGTTTAATAATCCGTCCAGAGTATTTAGCAATAGCGAATCCAGGAACTTACTTTCTGGAAATAATACATCGGTAAATATGTATGTTTCTACGCCCAATGCGGAAAGCTTTAAACAAAGCAGAAGCCAAATTAGTGCAAGCATAGCGTCAGCCCTTCAGAGAGAAGGAAGGTAATGGCAGGATTATTTCATGAGGTTAGATTTCCTATGGATATTGGCGCGGGTAGCAATTTTGGCCCAAGTTATTCTACAGATGTGGTAACTATGCCTAATGGAGCAGAGCAACGGAATGTGAATTGGAGCTATCCAAGATGCAGTGGCAGCGTAAGCATGGGAGTAAAGGAAGAAGCTGACTTCCAGAAGCTCCTTGCCTTCTTCCATAACAGATGCGGCAAGGCTTATGGTTTTAGATTTCGTGATTATATGGACTATGTTGGTACTCTTGAATACTTGGGTACCGGAGATGGAGAAAATAAGGAATTTCAGCTAGTTAAGAACTATGTAGACGATGTTTTATATATCGCTAAGGTTCGTAAGATATTAAAGCCTGTGCCAGGGACGGTGAGAGTGTTTCTTGTACCCATAACAGAAGCCTTTACTTGGCAAAAACAGGTAGAAGTGCGTAAAGGTGTTGGGCAAAGTACCGAGCAGTTTATGAACTGGTATGTGGATGTAATAACGGGAAAAATTACGTTTGTGGATGCAGTACCAAAAGATATGGCAGTTCTTGCATCCTATGAGTTTGATGTTCCGGTGCGTTTTGACACGGATAGCATGGTGGCTAATTGGGAACTTGTACAAGCAGCAGGTTGGACAGATATTCCTATAGTGGAATTAAAGTTTTAGGAGGAAATATGAACGCATTAAGTATTTATGGAGGAGCGCCTACTGCCGGAGAGCAAGATGGGGATCTTATTACAAACAACAGAAAAATAGCTCTTGTGGGAGCAAGAGGTTTAAATACAAGTGTTAAAGTGTATGCAATGAGAACACCCGGATTTACAAGACCAGCTTGTATTGTTAGAGCAACTTTTGGTGGATTAAATAAAGAATGGTTTGAGGTTTCCTTAGATAGGCGGAACTGGGGAAGTGGCTTTATTTGTCCTTATGTTGCAGGTTCAAATGTTCTATTTTTCATTAGGGCAAACATTCCTGAAGATGCGGACTATGGAGATAATATAAATAATTATTTAGCTTTTGAGTACAAGGGAGGTGTCTGATTTGGCACTAAGGTTTTACAAGAATGCAACTGAAAATAAGCGTGATGGTGAAGAGATTAGTGGCGGAGATTTAACAAATCCGGTTATTTTTGATGGGATGTATCCTGCAGTAGGTTCTACTCTTGCGAAAAAAATAACAGTTATGGTTAGAGCTGATGAAGGTGAAGAATACTTTAATGTTTTAGTGGGGATTTTAAACGGAGATAACAATATCCGTATTTATATGAAAGACCAACCCAGTGCCGGCACAACAAATGGTTTTAGTTTACCGCACTCAACGGTAAGTATATATAGTGGCGTTTATGGGGTTTGCTTTCCTTGTGTGGGAGATACGAATAAACCTATTGTTCTTCAAGTTATTGTCAGCGGAGATAATGATGCCAATGCAGACCTCACAAAAAAAATGATGGCAGTGGGTGTGAAACAATAATGGCACATATTAAATGCTATTTGAATGGGACGCCGGGATTGATGGATGGTACAGAAGTAACGGTGCAAGATATTACGGCTGCTTTTGCTCATGGGGCAATGCAGGTCGGAGTAACAGGTAATTCCTTGAGTGATTCTAACTATACTTGGTGTATTTATGGAAAGCCCACCTATTACGTTGCTTTTGCTAATATTTGTTTGCGTATGGAGGAAGGATTTCAAATTTCATCACTAAAGCTTAAAGCAAGTGAGCCTTTTTCTGTAGTAAGAGGTAGTGATTATAACTATTTTATTTCCGATATAGAGAAGTTTAAGAACGCAAAAGGAGCTAGGTCTGGAACAACTAATGAGGTAACATATTCAGGTGTTCTAGGTATGACCAATATTATGTTTACCTTAGCTTTTTGTTCACCAACTTTGGACGTGGATGTGTTAGAGGAGGCTTTCACGTTATCTTTTATTGAAAGCGAAGTGGCGTAATGGCGGCGGAGATGCTGTACTTTAAAAGTAGAGAACCTAATGAAAAATTAGCAGAAGCCTTTGGTGACATCAAAAATGTGTGGCAAGCTGGAGGCATGGTGTATAAAGGAAAAGTTACACGTGAACAAAAGACTTCTTTCTTTGGAGATGTCAAAGTTTTGTGGGGAGCAGGTGGAGTAAGGTTCTTTTGCTATGATCCTCAAGAAGAACTGCCGGATAGTTTTGGTGATATTGCTATTTATTGGGTGGTAGGAGGCTTGAAATATAAAAGTTATCATCCAAAAACTTTAGCCCCCTCAGTATATGGAGATATTTTTATACTAAAATATGTGACTTTGGTTGATGTGCAGGAAACGTTCAATATTCTTCTAACAGTAGAGCAACCTTATGGTATTCCGTGGATGCAGACTGAAGTAGTCCATGC